GATCATCCAGTGGGCGATGCCTCTGTAAGCAATATGCAGGCAGGCGCAGGCGATCCGTGGTATCTACTCGACACTAGCCGACCATTAAAACCATTAATCTTGCAAATGCGTAAAGATTACGAGTTTAAATCAATGACTAATACTGATGATGAGTCCGTATTTATGCGTGATGAGTTCCGTTACGGCATTGATGCCAGATTAAACGTAGGTTTTGGATTCTGGCAAATGGCATTCGGTTCTAAGCTTGCATTAGACCAGACTAACTTTGATGCAGCGATTGCAGCAATGATGGCCTTTAAATCGGATGAAGGTAGACCGTTAGGAATAAAGCCTGATCTTATTGTTTGTGGCCCATCAAACCGAGCAGCAGCGCAAGCGGTTATTGATAAAGAGTTTGTTGATGGCGGTGATAGCAATACCAACTTTAAGGCGGTTGATTTATTAGTTGTTCCTTGGCTAACTTAATTTATTAAATAACGGATTACGCAGGGCAAGGAACGCCCATTTTTATCAAATATTAGGAATTAAAATGGCTGCAAAAAAAGAAACAGAAGAAACAATACCTGGCATTAAGGTCACTACCAAAAAAGATGGTTTTAGAAGAGGTGGCAGAGAATGGCATGGAACGACTGAATTACCGATTGAAGAGTTAAGCGAAGAGCAGCTTAAGCAAGTTAGGCAAGAAAAAATGTTAATCGTGTCGGATATTGAAATTTCAGTACAACCTGCTTTAAAAGATTTAGACTCAGAATAAGGGATAACAAATGCCAGCAGATAGAACAAAGCCAACCGCACCAGGGCAGCCAGTCGTCACTGAAATTGATGTTTATGGTAATGCGACTGTAACCGTTACAGAGTCAACAGATAATATCGCTGTTGCGGGTTATATTGCATTTGTGGATGGTAGCGTGGTTGAAGCCGCTAGAGGTGATAGTAATGTGATTGAATTGTCAAAATTGACAACAGGAACACATAGCGTTGCTGTTGCTGCTTTTGATGCTGCTGGTAATATTTCTGATTTGTCTGTTGACTCTGGTAGTTTTTATGTTGATTTGAGTGAAGGGGTTAGTTTTGAAAATAAAAGTGCAGGTTTAGATGGGCGAAAAGGTTATATAACAATAGGTGATTCATGGATTGGGGCATCAAATTTTGGAGGCTCACTAAGCAGTATTACCAGCATTGGTACAACCGCAACCGCAACAGCAAGCTCAGTTCATGGTTTACTACCAGGTATGTACGTTTTGATTGAGAACGTAGACCAGGCCGGCTATGCTGGTTTTCATAAAGTTTTGACTATACCAACAACAACAGAATTTACTTTTACTACAGTAGATGCAGATATAGCAAACGCTACATCACCATCAGTAGTAGTCTATGTTATTCAGCAAAAAGTTGGCGATAGAAATTTTGCATATCTAGCAAATTGCATGTCCAACCAGCGCTTAAAATATCTAGCTAACTGGGGTGTAGGTGGGGATAAAATAGCAGATACAGCTAGCCTTATAGACAGTGCGTTAAATCCAGCAAATAACCTTCATAATGACATAGTTAAAATTGTGTTTTGTATGGTAGGCATTAACGATATTGCTAATGACCGAACCTACGAGCAAATAACAGTAGATTATCTGAATCTATTTGATAAATTAAAAAATGTTGAGCGCGTTATATTTATGCTGCCAGCAACATTAAGTGCTTCACATGGGTCATGGACAGCATTAAGAGGGCAAACTCTATCCAGAGTGCATATATGGTTACATGAAAACGCAGGCGCTAATGATAATTTTATTGTTATTGATTCTGATAGAATCTTTACCGATGCTGCTAATGTAAATGGTGATTTTAAATCGGGTTATTCATTAGATGGAATACACCCCAGTAAACTTGGGGCGTTGCAATTAGCTAAAGCAATTAATACTAATGTATTGTCTAAAATGCCTGATGTTTTTAGATCATGGCCAACCTCACAGTTAAGCGTTTACTCTGCTAATAATCTCAGTCCTCAGTTAAATGATAACCCAACAATGCAGGGTGTGGGTGGGAATGCGTGGGGAACTGGGGCTTCTGGCGTATCTCCTGACGGCTACACAGCAAGCTCATTGGGTGGCGGTTCGCAAACAGTGGCTTTCTCAGTTAACCCAAAAACCGATGGTACTGGTAATTATTTGCGCTGCGTGATTAATGCTGTTGATTCGCTCGATAGAATAGATATTCAGAGATCAGCAAATTTATCTAGCAGGGTAAGTGCTGGTGATAGAGTTATTTTTGCTGTGTCAATAGACGCGTCTAGTGTCTCTGGGCTACTGCGCTATTATCAAGTTGGGTTGCAAGTGACGGCAGCAGGAGTTACATCAACAATTGATGCTATCGCATCTCAAGGTACGGATGTTTTTGGTGAGCCTAATTTCTTTTTAAGATTTGAGACACCTGTATTCATAGTGCCAGATGGGCTGACAAGCATGCAGATAAAATGTCAGGTTGTTTATAACGGGGTTGGTGCTGGAACGTTTGATTTTAGTGATGCCGATATTATTAATCTGAGCAAGATATGAAAACCACCACAAAAAAACTAAAGGAAGCACTAACCCGCAAGGATGCAAAAACCACACATAAACCATGACCTACTGCACCCAACAAAACCTAATAGACAGATTCGCAGAAGATGAGCTAATCCAGCTAACAGATCGTGACAACGTTGGCGTTATTGATACCGATGTACTGGATCTAGCAATCTCTGATGCATCAGCAGAAATAGACAGCTATTTAGCCGCTTATCCATTGCCTTTAGCAATTATTCCAGTCGGATTAACAAGAATAGCCTGCAATATTGCACGTTTTTACTTGTATGACGACAACGCACCAGAGCACATAGAAAAACTCTATGGTAATTCTATTGATTATCTAAAATCGGTGGCTCAAGGAAAAATAAGTTTAGGTGTTGATAGCGCAGGGCAACAGGCCGTAGCCTCTGAAAATGCAGTAATGCAATCAGGTGGACGTGTGTTTAGTCGTGATGATAATGGATTTTTATGAGTACTTTACGACAACTCACAGAGCAAAAAATTGAAAGTAGCAATCTTGGTTTTAAAGAGGTAAAGGGGGCAGCTGATCTATCAGCAATTTTAGCTTCAAGAATCTCAACTCCAAGCTGTTATTTGTTTCGGATGCGGAACAATCCAGAAAAAAACATTTCGGTACAAGAAACGATACAGGACGTAGAGCAAACCATTGCATTGATCGTTATTACTCAGAATGTAAGAACTGCAAAAGGGGCTGATTCGTCGGACGAAAACGAAGCCTATTGTGACCTTATTCAGCAACAATTGCTTGGATGGCAACCCAGCACAGAACACGAACCCTACCAATATGCGGGCGGTTCATTAATATCATTTAAAGGTGGTTTCTTTATCTGGCAAGAACTCTATAAAACCAGCAAAACTATCTGTAATTAAAACTAAATTAAATTAAGGAAATATCATGTCAGCAGTAAACAAAATGTCTAACGTAGCTATTGCCATGCAATCTGCACTAGGCACAGCTAAAACAATTGATGCTATTACAAAAGCCGCACCAGGTATTATCACAAGCGTCGCTCATGGATATGTTAATGGGGATTATATTTTCCTAGAAATTCAAGGCATGGCTCAGTTAAATAACCGTGTTTTTAGAGTGATTGGTCAGACTGTTGATAACTTTGAGCTAGAGGACACGGTAACAGGTACAAGTTTAGATACATCAGCATTACAGGATTTTTCATCAGGTACAGCCAAAAAAATCACCTTTGGAAATTCAATCACGTCAGCAACAACCATTGACTCTAGTGGTGGTGATTTTGATTTTGAAGACACAACACTGATTCATACCAATGTTAAAAGCCAAGTCCCAACATCAGCCAACCCCATCACAAAATCAATGGAGCTATTATGGGATGTTGAAAATGCAGGTCAAATTGCATTAAAAGCGGCATCGGATGCACAAAGTCAGCTAGCTTTTAGACTAACTTATGGTAATGGTGGGGCTGTTGAGGTGTTTATTGGTTATGTAGGCTTTACAGGCGCTCCAACAGGTGCGGCTCAGGGTGTTATTAAATCACCTGCGACAATAACGGCTTTCGGTGCTGCTTCTTATTATTCATCATAAGGTGATTAAATGAATACCATTGAAAAAATAATTAACGCACGTAAAAACAAAGTCACTATTGAAAACATGACTTTTAACTTTCTACGCCCCACAGATTACCAGATGGCCCGCTTTGAAAAAGATGGTCCCATGGAAAAAATAGCGCGTTATGTTATCGGCTGGGATGGGGTCAATGAAATTGACCTGTTTGAATCAGGCGATCCAGAGCCAGCAGTTTTCTCTGTTGATTTATTAAAGTTATGGGGTGAAGACCACATGGATATATTGATTAAACTTTTAAAAGAAATCAATAAATCCTATGAAACTTTTATCGTTAACAGGGAAGAATCGCTGGGAAAGCTAGAAGCTGGCTCGAACAGCAAAACCTCCCAATTGACTCAGGAGAGCCACCCTTAGCACTAAGGTTTGCAATAAAAGCATGGAACAAAATGGGGAGTCAGATTAATTATGAATCACTCCCTGTAATAGCTGAAATTCTAGGTGTTGATGATATGGAATCGCTAGTTGATCACCTGCAATTAATAGAACAGTTTAAAAGTGAGTAGAAATGAGTAATCTTGATCTAAAATTTAAGATTAAAGTAGATGGAGGCAAGGATTTAGAGGGTTCTCTAAAAGCATCCAAAAAGCAACTAGCAGCTTTAACCAAGGAAACGTCAAGCTATGGCAACAAGTCAAAGGTGGCGTTTTCTAAGTCTAAAAAAGAATTATCAGCACTACAAAAGCAAGCAGGTTCAGCAAAAACCGCGCTATTAGGCGTATTCTCAGGCGTTGCAGCTTATCAATTAGCCAGTGGGATTTTAGAGGTAAACAGGGAAATGGAATCCCTACGCGCTCAGTTAAAATCATTAACGGGCAGTAATGAAGGTTCTGCTCAAGCCTTTAAGTTTATTCAAGACTTTGCAGCAGATACACCTTTTCAAGTTCAAGGCTTAACTAAAACATTCATTGATTTAAAAAACTTCGGAATCGAGCCAACAACCGAAGTAATGAATGCAATCACAAACCAAGCATCCAAGCTTGGCGCATCTCAAGAAACTTTATCTGGTATTACCCTAGCACTAGGGCAAGCTTACGCAAAAGGCAAATTGCAAGCCGAGGAAATGCTGCAATTAGTCGAGCGTGGCGTACCTGTTTATAAATTATTAGCTGAATCAACTGGCAAAAATGCCGATGAATTGTCTGAAATGTCCAAAAAGGGCGAATTAGGCCGTGATGTTATTGATCAGTTAATTGTCAAAATGGGTGATCTTGCCAGCGGCTCTAATGCTGATGCTATGGACACGCTGAATGGAACCATTAGTAATTTGAATGATTCGTGGGTAAATTTTCAAGATACTTTGCTTAATGATGAGAGTGAAGGTGTTATAAAAAGCATTATCCAAGGAATAACATCAACAATTAATGATTTTGTTAAGGGTGATAGTGTTGATCAATTAACCGCTAAATTAGAACGCTATAAAAAAGCATTGGCTGATGGTGATTCAAACTATACAACGGCAGAGCTTTTGCACCGAATTGATTCGGTTGCTAGGGAATTAGATAAAAAAATACCTGATTTAGAATTGCCAGCAGGTGATAAACCAAAAAGCGACAAATCAGGCAACAAACAGACAGGATCAACAGGCGGAAGCAAGTCTGACCCTGGTAAAAAAGTTGTAGAAAACCTACAGCGTCAACTAGCGCTTTATGACGAAACAACCAATGCGGCCAAATTTCGCTATGAACTTGAACAAGGCAGCCTGCAAAATGTAAGTGATGCTCAAAAAACCATTATTGCTAATTATGCTGATCAATTAGACGCACTAGACGCATCAAAACAAGAACAAATTGAATATGATGAAGTAGTAGCAGAAGGTATTGAACTTGCCAAGAAACAGCGCGAAGAAATGGAAGCCGAGCGTGATACGCAAATTGAAGCGATCAGTCAGATTAAAACATTTCTACAAGAAAGCAATCGAACAGAACTGGAAGAGCTGCAAGCGCATTATGATGAAAGAAAAAGAATTATTCTTGAATCTACTGTTATTACAGAAGAAGAAAGGCTGGCTTTATTAGCTGAGTTAGACGAGGTTTCGCTAGCGCAAAGACAGGCGTTTTCTGATGCTCAGAATATGCTTTTGTTGAGTTCTGCTAGTAATTCATTTGGAGAAATAGCAGAACTGACTAAAACATTTGCTGGTGAACAATCTGCAGCTTATAAGGCTGCCTTTGCTGTTTCAAAAGCGTTTGCAATAGCTGAAACAACTATTAAAACATATCAAGCCGCTCAAGATGCCTATACCGCCTTTTCTAGCATTCCCTATGTTGGTCCTGCGCTGGGTGCTGCGGCTGCGGCTGCGGCCGTTGCTGCTGGGCTTGGTCGAGTAGCGCAAATATCATCACAGAATGTTAGCGGCATAGCCCATGGCGGCTTAGACAATGTACCAAGCGAATCAACATATCTATTAGATAAAGGCGAGCGTGTCCTATCCCCCAAGCAAAATACTGATTTAACGCTGTTTCTAAAGAAAAGTAATACAGGCGAATCAACGGGCGGTGGTGGTGGAAATACTTACAACATAACCGTAAACGTCAAAACAGCAGAGGGCGAAACCGCAGGCAACACAGGCCGAAAAGCGGCTGATGCGATTACCCGCGCTATTGCTCGACAAGAAATCAAACAAGCCTCGCGTCCAAACGGACTTCTTAACAAAACCACAAAATTTGTCTAATGGCGGCCTTACCTTTACCTGAAAAGATACATGAAAGCACCAATCAAGGCGTTAAGTTTTTAGCGTTAATTGCGAGTTATGGTGATAGTTATACCCAGCGGACACCAAAGGGATTAAATGCCAAGGTGGTTTTGCTTGATGTGGTATGGAAAGGCTTAACAGAGGCCGAGTTTACTACTGTAATAAGTACTTTAGACACAGCAGGAACATGGGGTGTTTTAAGTTATACCCCGCCCGCTCAAGCATCAATGAAATTTGTGATTGTTGAAGATACAGGCTATTCAATTGAATTTATTGGGCTACGTTTTAATGTTAGTTGCCAGCTAGAGCAGGTGTTTGATTTATGACTATCGCGCAAGATTTACAGCAACCAGAAACGCCAGCAGCTATTGATTTATTTACTATTGATGCAACCTCGATCAATGGCACAGTTTATCGTTATACACCGATGACTAATGGAGCGGTTAAGGTGGTTTTTAATGGTGAAACTTTCGATCCATTCCCTATTGATATATCTGATGTTGATCAGGTATCAGATGGTCCAACACCACGCCCTATTTTAGTACTAAGTACTATAGATCGGTTTTGGAGTGTTTTGGTTGCAACTTTAGATGATATGAAAGGGGCGATTGTTTCTTATACGCGTACCTATGAGCCATATTTAGCAAGCGGTGTAAGTGCCGCCCCTCGTAAATTTA